AGGTGCTCCCACGTCTCCCGATCCACACACCCGACCTGGTGAGGGCTGGCCTGGGCCGAGCACTTGATCCCGAAATAGTTGCTAGCCTTGGTGGCCAGATCGCTCCTGCCCCACCCGGATTCGAGGATCGCCTGGGCGATCGTCACCGATGCCGGCACCCCATACCGGCGCTGATTCGCCTTGGCGGGCTCCACGCACTGGGCGATGAACGCGGCGGTGTCCACAGCCATATCAGCCTCCGATCAGTAGAGGAATCGTGCGCCCCCGGCGCGCGACCAGCCGCATCGGGTCACACCGCGTTCTGCTCACCGGTTTCGTCGGCGCGGCGCTGCGCCCGCCGACGACCAGACCAGCTCAGGCAGCGGCCCTCCAGCACCCGCAGCCGGTCATATAGCTCCTTGTGGGTGTCGTGCTTGTCGTCGTCGAGCCGGTCCACCCGCTGCCGCAGCGCCCGCTGCTCCGCCGCGACGATCGTCATTTGCTGGTCGGTGCGGGCCGCCAGGCCGTGCACCTGCTCCACCATCCGCGACACCTTGTCGATGTCGTCCCGCAGGTTGGAGTCGACGTGCGAGTTTTTGACCTGCTCGACGGTGACGGATGATTTGTGGTCGATCCTGTCGAGGATCTCGCGGGTCTCCGCGCGTGTCCGCTCAGCCTCAGCCTTCGCCTTGCGCGACTGCACCAGCAGCACGGTGAGCAGCGTCGCGATCGCGCCGATCAACGCGGTGATCCCGGTGAGTATCACAGGCCACTCCTGATACGTCGGCACAACCCGCCTACATGCCGAGGGTGACAGCGACCGCCACCGCGATAGTGGCGAGTATGCGAATGATGCGCACGGAGGGGGCCTTCCTTCGGGGTTAGTTGGATGGTCGGGGGAGCGCGTCGACCTCCAGTTGCATCTGGGCGTCGTCCTCCCACTGCACATAGCTGGTCAGGTCGTACCAGTCGAGCCGCCCCGGCGCGTAGACACGCAGATAGACGCCCATCCCGGAGCGGAGCGGCCACGTCGCGCCGACCAGCCGCGACCGCACCGGAAAGGTCGACCGACCACGAAAGACCACCTGATTGCTGGTGTCCATGACGACCGGCGGCGCGTACAACCACACATGCGACCCGACCGGGGCAAGGTGACCGATGTCGTACTGCCCGGCCGCGACAGTGACCTGCCTACGCGGCCGGCTGAACCGGCCGAGCTGCGCGGCGGCCATAGTCGACGGAGACGAACCCTCGTCGTCGCTGGCGCGGACGAGCCGGTCCATGACGATCGGGCCGCCATCACCGGCCCGCCCGAACGGAATCTGCGCCTCGGGGATGGTCGCGGTGGTAAGGGTCGGCGAATCCTCATCGCCGGTCACATAGATGACCTTGGTCGAGTAGTCCTCCACGTCACGGGCCCATCCGGACTGGGCGGCCACCCCGGTGAGCATCACGTCGCGGCCGGAGTCGCCGTCCGACAGGATGATCACCTTCGGGGTGGCGCCGTAGAGGTTGTCGACACGCCCGACGTGCAGCCGCAAGTCCGGAGTGATCCGCCACTCCACCCCGAAGTACTCGCAAATCTGGGCGAGGCACTCGCGGGCCGCCTGCAAATAGAACGTGTCGGTCATGGACCCGCCGGGCGAGTCGATGGTGCCGGCGAGCAGCGCCTGCGGTAACAGTGCGGGCACCCACTGCGACAGCCACCCGTTCGGGGTCGACCGCACGCTCTCGAAGACGTCGCCCTTGCCGTCCTCGTCGCCCAGCAGAATCCCGAGGCCCGCCCCGGACAGCCGCAGGCCCTCCTGCACGCGGTAAACGCCACAGTAGCGGGCGAGGCCGAGCAGGTCGGTATCGGTGTGGGCGCGGGGGTCTAGGTGGGCCGGGAGGATGACGAGTTGCCCGAAGCCCGCCTTCTCGATGTCGATGACCTCCAGGAGTCGGCGGGGAGTGTCCTCGACGAGTTGGACGTCCCATGACCCGGCGGCCTGCACACGCTCGGTGATCATCGGGCGACCACCGTCACCCGCTCGGCCTGCGCCGCCGCGTACCGGCGGGCGACATGCTCCTGCGTGAGGCCGCGCAGGAACCCCCAGCCCCACTGGATACGCTGCAGCGGTCCGGACATGTCCGGGCGGCCGAACCAGATGCTGCCGTTGCTGATGTCGTAGCGGGCATAGCCGTCAGTGCCACAGATGATCCCGGCGCCATCGGTGTGCGAGTCGTGCGCCTGCGTGCCGGCCCATGAGACGGGCGCCCGGAAACCCCACTTGTAGTCGCCGCGGGTGTCGAGAGTGACCTCCAGTACCGACGAGCCGCGACGCAGCGAATAGTCCACATTCACGACGAACCGGGATCCCGCCACGATCGCCTGCGCATCATAGGAGCAGCGGATCGTCACGGCCGCCGGGTCGTTGCGGAGCACGGTCAGGGTGTGCGGGGCCCCCAGGAGGATGTGCTCGTTGGCGACCGCGAGGGTGCGACCGATCTGCCAAGTGCCGGGGCCGTAACCAATGGATGGACGCACCCAGGCGCTGTTGGACGGGTTGAACCACTCAATGACCACCCGTCCGACAATGTCGCTGAATGCGCGGATGATGCCGTTGCCGACCCGCCAGCCGAGCGGTTGATTGGGGGTCTGCCTACCCACGACCAATTGCCCATCGACGTGCAACTCGGCGGCGCCCACATACCAGTCCTCGGGCTCCAGCCACCACTGCGGCCGGCTATTGAAGAGGTGGTTCGTCTCGTCAGTGAAGACCTGCACAGGTCCCGAGTCGGTCTGGACGGTGGTGGTCGTCGGGGTCAGGATGCCGGTTTCGTAGCCGTCCGCGGCGGACGGGATGGCGTGCCACGCGAGGGGTGTTACGCCAGCGGCGGAAAATGCGCGCTTGCTGCCGACGACCACCGATTCGAAGAGTGGGGCGGCGTAGCCCTGCACCCGCTGCAAGGTCAGACCGATCTCCGCGTCGCCATCGGCGTTGACTGCGGCGTCGAAGCGCATGTCCACGTCAACCACGCGGTAGTAGCCGGTCTCGACGGGTAGCCTGTGCAGGCCGCACGGCACGACGACGACCGGGGTGAGTGATTCCGCCAGCGGGTCACGCGCCTGCGCACGCGCCCGCTCCGCCGCGCGGAGCACTGCGGCGGGGTCACCCTCAACCCATCCCGACAGGGTGGTTTCGTCACCCACAATTCCGGCCGAACGCACCGACACCTCAGTCAGCTGCAACGCGCGGCCCACCGTCAGATCACACAATTAACCTACACCAACCCTCTGTCGTGAGTTCGGATACCGGCGGCTATCTGCCGGCCATCCATGTAAACGTCGACCTGGACGGGCCGCTGCACACCGACCGCCCGGGCGATCTCGTGGGCGAGGCCCTGCACGTCAACCCGTGCGGGCGAGGCGCTACGCGACTGCGCCAACTGTCTCGACATGGGCGCAACCTGACCGCCGGCCGCGTAACCCCGCTGAGGCAGCTCCCCCCACCGGTTGATGTAGTCCAGCAGTCCGTAGCCGATCGACTGTGCAGCTTCGGTGCGGATGACATACTCGCCGGTGCTGAGCCAGGCGGGAATGCTGTCGGAGGTGGATGTGCCGGGTCCGAAGATGGCGCCGCCCGTCGCGGCGGTGACACCGCCCGGGCCGATAACAGACCCGGCCTGCCGCTCCACCGAAACGAACGTGCGGTGGTAGGTGTCGATGTAGGTCGTGGCGACCCGGCCGTCTGCTGCGGTGAGGGCAGCCATGGCCGCATCATACCCGGCAGAGTTCCAGATCGACAGGATCTGTGCCTGCACCTCGGGCGGCAGCGACGCGAGGGACGCAACCGCAGAATCGTAGCCGCCCGCATCCCAGGCCGACATGATCAGCGCCTGCGTCTCCGGCGGCAGGTCCGCGATGGACGCCATCGCCACGTCGTAGGCGGCGCCGTCCCACTCCGACTTGACGGTGGTTTGCAGTTCTGTCGGCAGCGTCTCGATGAGGCCCAGCATCATGTCGATCTGCGACGCGGACGCCTCCGCGCCGGTCACCGAAATGTCGGTGGTGGCCTCGGTCGGGATCAGCCCGTACCGGTCAGCCAGCGCGGACGCCTGATCGGCGGTCAGCCCCATCTGCTGCGCGACCGCCACGAACTCGTCCCGCGCGATCCGGGTCAGTTCGGCGACCTCGACCATCGACGCGCCGTCCTCCAGCGCCGCCTGCGCGGCCTGCTGGTGCGCCGAGGCCATGTTGATCAGCGCCGACGACGCCGAGCGGCCGGCTTCGGAGTGCAGGTCGATCTTGCCGGTGGCCTCGTCGATCGTGATGCCCCCCTGCGCGGCTGCCTCGCCGGCTGCCGCAAGGGACCGCTCGTAGGCGATCGCGGCGTTATCTGCGACCATCGCGGCCTGCGCCATCGCGGTCATGGCGTCCGCGACGGCCCGCAGTGCCGCCTCCTGTTCGGCGGCCGACGACGCGGCATCCACGTGCGCCACGCCGAGTTGCGCCAGCACCCGCGCCGCGGCAACCGCGGACGGCTCGATGCCGGACATCCAGTCCACCATCTCCTGCGAGCTGAGGTTGTAGATGCCCATCGACTGCGCGGTGGATTCCAGACGCGCCCGGTATTCGGGGAACAGGTTGGTCAGTTCCGAGATCGAGTCGGTGTAGGGCTCGATCTGTTCCCGTGCCGCCGCGAATGCCCGAGCGGAGGTTTCCAGGTCGGACGACGCCAGCGCCGAGTCGAACTTGGCGAACTCCTCCCGGGACCCTTGGATCATGCCGGTCAGACCGGCCAGGTTGCTGGTGGTCGTCTCGGCCCACTCCAGGAAGCCGCCGCCCGACGTCTTGATCTTGATGAAGGCGTCCGCCATGGCGTAGCTGTCGGTGGTGGTGTTCCGCTGTGCAGCGGAGAAGGACTGCATCAGGGCAACCGAATCGCCGGTGGAGGCGAGGTCCCGCAACGCGTTCGCGGTCTGCTCGCCGGAGATGCGGGTCTGGTCCAGGTTGGACTGGTAGGCGCTGCCCGCGATGTTCGCAACGGCGATCGCGGCGGCCGCGATTCCGGCGGCCACACCGATCCGGCCGAGTGCACCGATGGCGCCCTGCGCCCGGGCCGGCAGCGCGTGCAGCGCGGCGTTGAACTCGGCTGCGGCGGTGACGCCCTTCATGATGCCGCCCGCGGCCAGCAGGCCCCCGCCGGCGAGGGCGGTCAGCCCGGCCCCGGCGGTGTGCACAGCGGGAGGCAGTTCGCCGATCTTGCTGGCCAGACCGGATATGCCGTCGGCGATACCGGCGACGGCGGGCAGGGTCGACTCCCCGGCGGTGATCGCCGAATCCTTGATGTTGTTCCACGCGATCTCGATGCGGGACTTCGCGGTCTCGACCCGCTTGCCGTACTCGTCGGCCAGCGCCGTGTTCTGCTCGAAGGCGGCGGCGCCCATCTCCAGCGAGTCCCGCAGCAGGTTGTTTTCGGCCCCGGCGGCCTGTGTGGCGTTGGCGAGCCGCAACAGGGTGTCGGTCTGCCGGATTCCCTTGATGCCGAGATCTTCGAGGATGCCGTTGACGTCGCCGCCCGCCGCCTGGATTTCACCCAGACCCTCCACAAAGCTGGCGGTCGCCCCGGCGGCGTCATCGGCCCATGCGCGCTTGAACTCGGCCGCGGACATGCCCGCGATGTCGGCGAACGATTCCAGCTCGGCGCCGCCCGCGCGGACGGCCGAGTCGATCGCTTTGAGGGATACGGTCATGGCGGTGCCGCCAGCCTCGGCTTCGATGCCGACCGAGGCCATGGCGTTGGCCATGCCCATCACGTCGGCCTCGGACAGGTTCATTTGCTTCCCGACGGCGGCGAGCCGGTGGGACAGGGCCATGATTTCGGCCTCGGTGGAGGCGCCGTTGTTGCCCAGCGACACCAGGGTCGAGCCGAGCCGGTCAACCTCGTCGGCGCTGGTGCCCATGATGTTCATGAACTGGGCGAGCTGCGTGGCGGCGTTGTCGGCGGTCAGGTTGGTGGTTTCGCCGAGCTGGATCATCACCTCGGTGAAGCCGGCGACATCCTCCCGGGCGACACCGAGCGCGCCCGCAGCCTCGGCGACGGCGGCGATCTCGGTGTGTGTCGCGGGCATGGACCGCGCCATGGAGCGCAGCTGGTCTTCGAGGGCCGCCATCTCAGTGGTGGTGCCGTCGACGGTCTTCTGGACCCCGGCCCAGTCCGATTCCCACTGGATGGCCGCGCCGGACACGGCGCCGACCATGGCGGTTGCGGCCGCACCAACCTTGAGCAGGTCGGACGACACGTCCTTCCATGGCTGGGTCTGGGAGGCCTTCGCCATCGAGTCGGCGGCCTGCTTCGCGGACGCCTGCGCCTTGCCCATGGCAGCGACGAAGCCGGCGACCTTGGCGGACAGTGTGACCGTCACGGAGCGGTCAGCCATAATCCACCTCCTGATCGACGGGCTTCACGAACCAGTGCCGGTGATGCGTCGGGGGTTTACGACCCGTCCGCTTCTCCGCCTGCCGGTCCTCGGCGGCGCGCTTGTCCATTGCCAACTCCAGCGACTCGCATGCCCGGCAGGTGTAGAACCCGGCCGCGTAGGCGATCTGGTGTTCCTTGGTGACGTCGTGCAGAGACTCGTCCATCGGCTGGCCGCAGCCGTCACAGATACCGGCGCGCCAGGCGTCATAGGCGGTCTGGGTGGCGCGTTCCCACTCGTCGTACTCCGGTTCGGAGACGATCACTACGGCACCATCAGAGTCGGTCACCTGCCAGGTGCGGGGTTCCCAGCCGTGGAATCGGCGCAGCGAAACCCCCAGCTTGCGGGCTGTCTCGATGTCGATGCGAAGTGCAGCGTCGGCGGCGACGACGCTGCTCACGTAGGGAAATCGACCGCCTGCCCGGCCTTCGCCAACTGCCCGTGCCAGACCTGCAACTGCTGGGCGGGCATGACGTCCAGTAGGCGGCGCCACTCGTCGCGGCCGATGTCCGTGACCGGGTTGCCGTCTGCGTCGTGCACAGCGACCATGGCGACGCCCAGTTGCGCCTTGATCGACTCGCCTTGCGGCGACGTCGGCGACAACTTCGCCTGCGACGTGACCAGATCGCCGACGGACAGCGCCCGCAGGGTCACGACCAGAGTTGCCGCGCGGATCTCGGCTTCAAGCTCAGCCAGTCGCTCCGGTTGGCCGGTGTCGGCCAGGTTGCGGCGCCCCGGCCGTTCCCGGAGCGTCCGCAGTTCGTCCTCCAGCTCGGGCATCAGGCAGACCCGCACCTCGCAGGTGCCGCGCGCATCGGCGGCGACCCGCTTGTTCAGCAGTTCGAGGTAGCTGGGCTTGTTCACGGTGTCGCTCACGCCGTCAGCGTCCCCGCCAGGTCGCGCTTCACGTCGGTGAAGGACACGACGTAGGCGAACTCCTCACCGTCGGCGGTGCTGACGGGCGCGGGGTCGACGCTGGCCACGGTGGCGTTGAACATCCACAGCGGGGTATCGGCCGGCGCAAAGTCGGCGGTGTGCGGCCCGTAGGGGCGGGCAATCAGGCCGATCTTGGCGTCCTCCGTGAGAATGGCCAGCAGTGCCGCCTCGGCGGTCTTGTCGCCGGTGATGGTGAGGGAGTCGATGTTGCGGGTGCGGGTCGAAACCTTCTCTGTGGTTTCCTTGTCGCACAGCTTCCGCCGCGACTGATACGACACATTGGTGGTTGACCCGAAGGTCTCGATGGCGCACTGGATGACGGTGCCGCCGTTCGCGGCCGCGGCGGTGCCGGACAGTTTCCCAGTGGTTGCGTTCACGGTCCACGGGGTCGCAACCACCCCGATCCGCAGGTTCCCGGCGGTCAAAGTGCCGGCAGGGTTGTACACAGTTGCGCTCATTCGGTGGCCTCCTCATTGGCCTCGACAGCGGCCCGGACGGGACGCTCCAGTTGTTGCAGCGGCGACTTCCAATCGAGCAGGTCGCCTCGGGTGTCACGGACGGGATGATCCCAGTCCGCGGGATAGCGGTGCGGCTCCAGTTCGGCCAACGCCACCGAGACGGGGCCTGACTGGCCGGTCAGGGTGTCGCGCACCCAGACGAATGGTTCGGGCAAGGGAGTCCTCCTTAGCGTTGATGGGTTCGGGTCAGTTCGACGGTTGAGGACCAGCGCCACTCGGACGGGTCGTCGCGGTCCTCGATCGACTCGTGCACGACCTGGACGCGGAACAGGTCGCTGCCGAGATAGACGCCATCGAGCAGCCGCCACACCAGGTCCGACACGATGCGGGCGCCGGACGGGGTGTTGGATACGCACACCAACGACCACCGGTCACGCACCACGCGGGCAGCGCCCGGCAGGCGGCGGCCCAACAGGTCGAGGCCGGTGTCGTACACCCGGACGTGGGGACCATCGACGCGCGGCAGGGTGCCGTCGCCGACAGTGACACCGGTCAGCCCGGCGGTCAGCAGGGAGATCAGGTCGTCGGTCACAGGATGTCACCGCCGAGCTGCTCCATCGCGGCAGTGAAGCCGGGCACCACAGCATCGAACGATGGCCCGAGGTAAGGCTGCGGCCGCATGCGGCTGGTGCCCGCCTCCACGAATATTCCGTAGGACGCGGCCGGCCCGATGGTGGCGGTCAGCCCGTCGCCGGAGTCGAAGTCGACACCGATCGACGATGCGAGGAAACCGGTCCGGACGGGCGCACGCTCCGCGGCAAGCCGCTGCACGTCGAAGGCCGACTTTTGGACGACCTGTGTCGCCTTGAGTTGCGCCGACGCGGACGCCTCACCGAGATCAGCCGCAAGGGCGCGGAGCTCACCAACATCCCAACTCATCCCTGCCCCCGATCCCCGAGCCGCTCGAGCCGCACCTGCCGGGCGACGGCGAACTCCTGCGTCTCGTCGAAGGACACCCAAAACTCGCGGCCCACCATCGCCGGGTCGGTGGACTGTGTGCAGGTGAGACGGTCCCCGATCTGCGGCCGGACATTGATCGGCATGCGCCCCACGTAGCGGGCCACCTCGATTGGGACACCGGCCGAATCCCGCGCGGATTCGGTATTCTGCGGCAGCACAATCAGACCCGGGCCGGCATACACGGTCACCCATGTGTCGTGGCGGGTGCCGAGATCATCGACCGTCGGGGCGCCCTTCCGTTCCAGCAGGACGGTGCCTGCGAAGAATCCGGCGACGACGGGCCGGTGATGCTCCGCCCAGCCGTCCGGGATGACCTGCGTCCTCACGGGTGGGGCCCTTCGGCTAGTTCCGGTTTGGCGGGCCGCCGATTCGGGTCGAAGATCGCCAACCCCCACGCCTCCTCGTTGATCTTCGCGGACTGCTGGTCGGCGCGGGCACGGAGCCCGGCCGCCTGCTTGCGCAGTTCCGCGGCGACGGCAGGCCCGTCCGTGGACAGGTCCGGGGCGATGATCTTCTTGCTGATCAGCGTCTCACTGGCGGCGATCGCGTCCAGCGCGTCGGCAGCGGCATAGAGGAGGCTTCCGCCGGCGCGACGGATCAACGCGTCCAGTTCAAAGTCGCTCAGGATCGGTTCGGTGGCAGCATCCCCGATCAGGAGCCGGACGTATGCGATGTCGTCAGGGTCAACCAGCTCGTTCAAGTACACCATCCGGCCCCCCTCTCGCGTCTCAGGAGCCGTAGGAGGCGTAGGTGAACAGGGCGCTGCCGGTCTGCCGTCCGACGACGTGACGGACACGCCACTGGATGTCGTCGATCTCGAACGATCCGCCGGTGTAGCTGATCGCGCCGCCGCCGATGGTGGCGCCCTGGTCGGCCTTCACCCGCAGATCGGGGGCCTCGTGCCCACGCAGCTTCGCGGTCCACAGCGCCGGCCGGTTGCTGCCCGGCTTGGGGACGACGAACCAGGTGGTGGCCGCCTTCGCGTGGGTGTTGAGGTAGTCGAGCATCGGCTCAACTACGTAGGACAGCGAGCCGAACTCGTTGACCTCCTCAACCTCCACCCCGTCGATGGTGGTGCGCACCACGGTTGGGCGGACGATGCTGACGATGGTTGCTTCCAGCGACTTCGGGACCACCACTACCACGTCGGGGCGGGCGACGATCCGCTTCGAGTTCGGGTCCTTCTTGGTCGCCATGCCGTCCAGCGCCGTCTTCAGGTTGGCGCGGGTCAGCGGCGCGCTGGCCGGCGCGTTGCCGTTGGCTGACTTGAAGAAGTCGGTGTTCACGTCGCTGGCGGTCAGCGTGATCGGGTTGATCTTCAGCAGATTGCCGAGCGCGTTGATCGTCTCGGTTTCGCGGGCCTGCCGTGCCAGATCGGCCGGGATGTTCTGCAGTTCATCGACTGCCTCATTGTTGATCCACGCCTCCCACGACAGGGCGCGGCGCCGGCCGTGCTTGGCGACGGTGATCGCGTAGTACTCGGCATCGTAATCCCCGCCGTCCGGGTACTCGTTCAACTCGGGCACCACGGGCAGACCCACAGTGTCGGAGTAGCGCGACCCGAGCCGCTTCGGGCGGAAGTCGGACACCAGCGTCTGGTCGCAGTACTGCGTCCACACCGAGGGCAGTTCGGTGTACTGCGCCAGCATCTCGGTGTCGAGTTCCTTGAAGGCGGCCAGCTTGAAGTCGCTGGTGCTGAACGCCTCCGACAGTTTGGCCTGCCCGCCGAACAAGGCGGCGAGTTGCATGGCCTCGAAGGTGTTGCCAGTGAAGGCGGTCTCCAACGCTTCGCTAACCTGCGCGGCAAGCGTCTCGTCGACCTTGTAACGGCGCGGTGAGACGGTGCCCGCGAACTCGGATTCGGTTGCGGTGCCCTGGGTGCCCCGCTCGATGGTGATGGTCATATCAGCCTCCTTGGGGCTCAGTTGTTGATACGGACGATGGCATTGAAGGTGCCGTCGTCGTTGTCGGTCGGATTGGAGTCGATGCAGTGGCCCCACAGGGTGTTGCCGGTCGCGGTGGCGGTCAGGGCGCCGGCCAAATCAATGTAGACGGCATCCCCGAATGCCGGCGCGGTAGCCGCGGCGACCACAACCTCAGCAGCGCCCTCCAGCCAGACGGAGGCGTGCCCGTTCGGGTTCCCGCCGCCCCAGTTGTAGGAGGCGTTGCGGGTGCCGTCAGTGTTGAGCGCGGCCACGTCGGTCTTGGCGCGGTCGGTCACCGCGATCGCGTTCAGCCCCCCGATGCGGAGCGGCTGCCCCGACTTGGTGCCTGCCGGGACGGGCGCCGAAATATGGTCGCCGGGCTTGTAGGTGATGTTTCGGGCCATGTCAGTTCTCCTTGATCTCGCGGCCGAAAGCGTTGCGGGTGCGCTTCGGCGCGGCGGCCTCAGCGGTCTGGGTGATGCCGAACCCGGTCAGGCGGGATTCGGCGACGGAGGCCAGATAGGCTTTCTCGGCGGTGACCGCCTCAGCCAGTTCGGCTTCGGTCACCTCGTCGGTGCGGTCAGCGAACTGCGCGCGGATGCGGGCGGCCATCTGGGTGGGCAGCCCCTCGGTGGCGGCAGCGATCCGCTGCTCGTTGGTGGCGGCCAGCTTCGCCTTCTCGGCCTCGGCCAGCGCGGCCTCCGCCTTCTCGGCTCGCTCAGTGAGGGCGGCATGCTCGGCTTCCAGCGCGCCCGCCCGCTTCTCGGCCTCGACTAGTGCGTCGAGGCGTTCTTGGGTGATCTCGGGCATGGAGCCCTCCTTCGCGGTTTCGATCGCCCCGACCGGATCGACGGGGACATATTGGGTGACGGCCCGCACGCGGATCGCGGTGCCGATCAGGTGGGCCGTTGTGCCGTCGTCGGACAGCACGTAGGTCTGTTGGTACGTGTCGTCGCCGATCCAGAACCAGACGAGGCCCGCATCGGGGTCATGGTCGGCAACCCCGACCCACGTGTCGGTGTCGACGCCGTGCGCGTCCCGGACGGCCTGGTCGAGTTGCGCGCCGCGCTCGCTGGCGCGAACCTCGGCTGCGACCGCCGCCGATTCGAGAACGGCAAGGATTTTCCCGCCCCGGCCCGCGGCGACCACGAAGTCGACCGATTCGGCGGCCGTCAGCCGGACAATGGTCGGCGTCTTCGACCCCTCGCGTGGCTTGCCGGTCTCGGCCCATGCGCTGATGCTGGTGCCGATCGCGTCCCGCATTTCGGTGAGCATCTGGGCGTAGCCGGAGAATGCGAGAACCTCCGCCACGAGCGCCTGCCGGGCCGGATCGTAGCGGGCATCCTCCGTGAGGGTTGCCGCCAGGTCGCGGACGGATCGCTCCCCGTTGATGCCGCGCCGGATCGCCGCTGCATGATCGACGTACATGTGGGTTCCGGCGGGGAAGATCTTGTCTGCGGCGGCCTGCTCGAGCACGGCGGGGGAGTAGTAGCCGCTGGAGCCCTCGCCTGCGTCGATGAGCTGGATGAGGAACCGACCGGGGGCGCCGGTGGGTGTTGTCGGCTGGCTGATCGCCTCGCGTATCAGGGTGGCCATGTGTGCCGTCTCCGTCTCTTAGGCTGGGTCGGTGGATCGTGCACACCGGTGGCGTTGGGTGGGCGCCGCATGCGACGGCGTCGGGACTGTCGAGGAACTGGTGTGCGAGGTGTGTGGCGCGTTGACGATCGGCCCGCCGCCGGGCGGCGCAAGGTGGGCTACGCGGCCCAGCCCTTCGGAAGTGGTGCAACGCCGATCGAGTCGCGCCATCCGTCGGAGTGACGAACCCGGGGAATGTCATCCCATGTGATCGCGCCGGATTGGAGCGCCGCGTAGCGGTCGTCGCCCATGATGCGGCGCTGCGTCTTCTCAGATTGGGTGTCGTACCATTCCCGGCCGGTCTTGTCCCGGAACTGCGGTTCGGGGATGTCGTCGAAGCCGAGTTCCTTCCAGGTGGCCGTGACGGGTGTCGCGCGGCAGCGGCAGTTCTGGTGCCCAATCGGGCCGTCCTCCGAGATGGGGAACAGCTGGCCGTCCATCGCCAGGCATGCGGGGCATGTGCGGCTCGACAGGGTGCACGTCCAACGCCACGCCTTCACCACATCGGGGTTGGCACGCCACGACTCGCGCGCGGCATGCCGCATGGCGTCCAGCATCTCGGTGCGGGCGATCGTCTCCGCCCGGGCGAGGCCGCCGTTGAAGGCGCCCCCCAGCCGGTCCAGCATGATCTCGGCGGCATCCAGCGGGTTGTCGCCCACGATGACGCCGCGGATGAGGACCTGCTTCATCACGGCCTGCTGGGTGGCGGACAGCGGGTTCAGCAACGATTCGATCTGCCTGGTTGAGCGTTGGATGATCCACTCAACTGCGCGCATGTCGATCCGCATCCAGGAGGCCGTCATGGAGGCGGGGAGTTGCGCCAGTACCATCTGGGCCTGCGCCTCGATGCCGTGTCCGGTCAGGGTCGGCAGGTCGCGGGTGATGATCAGTCCGGAGTCCCGGGCGACCTGGTCCAGCTTCTCGGCGGTGAGCTCGACGGCACGTTTTGCGCGTTGCGCCCGCAAGATTTCCCGCTGCGACGGCCAGCTGCCTTCCTCGCTCATCGCGACAAGGTCACGCAGGGCGGCGTCCCATTCTCCGATGACCTCGTCCCACGCGGATGCCCACGCCCGGGCCAGCGCGCGAGTCGTGTCATCGACGATCTGCGAGGTTGTCGCAGCAGCGGCGGCGTCGGCGGCCTTCGCGTCGGCGTTGATCGTCACAGGTCGACTCCGCCACGGTCGGCGACCGCCTGCCGGACGGCCGCGTCGATCAGGTCGAGTGGGATGAAGTTTCCGTGGTCGTCGGTGATCTGGTCCAGCACCTCGTCGGCGTGATCCACCCGCAAGGCCTCCAGCAGCAGGCGGGCCACAACCAGGCGCGGGATCGTCTCGGACTGGTCGGCGATCTGGATAGCCTTCACCTTTTCGAGCAGTTCGGTGTCGTCACGCTCCGGGAAGTCGACCACAATGGTGCGGCCATCGCCCTCGGGCAGTTCGGCCGTCACCTGGTCGCCGTCGCGGACGACGGTGCCGTTCAGCGGCCCGGCGGGCGCGATGACGGCCTGATCGATGACATAGCCGCAGATGTCACGGATCACGGACCGCCACATGTCGCGGCGCAGGTCGAACAGCGCCCACGACGATTCGGTGATGTCCGATGCGACCGCTCGGGCACCGGTCACGCCAGGATCACCGAGCAGTGTGGTGACGGGCAGGTCGAGCCCGGCGCCGGCCATGGCGGCCAGCGGCCGGCCGGACTCGGAGTTGATGGTGGCGCCCGACTTGCTGATCGCCTCCAGCCGGCTGTTCGGGTCGAGGGAGACGCCCAGCCCGGCGGTGTCGCCCGAGCCGAGCGCACCCTGGATTTGGGCGGCTGCCGCGGCGGTCTTGTCGCCGCGCGTGGAGTAGCGCCACGCAAACCGTGACAGCGACTCGGTGAGTTTCGCCCACGACTCGAGGAACCGCTTGTACGACTGCGCCCACGGGAGTGCGGCGAACACGTCACCCACGCCGCGGCCCCGGATTTCGTTGACGAGGATCGCCCGTACCGGGGCGTCCCAACGCACCTCGTAGGTGGTGCCGCCGTAGTCCAGCCGGTCAGGTTTCGAGACCGGCGAATAGGTTATGTCGGGGTAGGCGATGTGTCGCTGGTCGGCGGCCACGGTGTAGTCGCGGAGGTAGAACCATGTGGTATCGGCGTCCTCCGGGTCGGTCACGATCTCCACAATCTGGTCCTGCGGAAGTGCCCGCAGCCGGACGCGGCCCGTGTACGGGTCGGTCGGGAGGCACGCGAACACCTCCCCGCATGTCGCCAACCGGCGTTCCAGTTTCGTTTTCGCGGTGACAGTGGAGAAGGTCGCCTGGTTGCGCGGATCGTCCAGGAATCCCTGCACGACAGCGTTAACGTCCTGCCCCTGCTCGGGCTGGTCGCGGACGCTGATCTGCACCCCGGCGCCCCAGATGTAGGCGGCGCGTAGATTGACGCCGCGCTTGATGATCGGGTCGGCGGTGGCGGCGATCTCGGCGCGCTCAGCCATGTTCTTGCGGAAGCGGGCGGTGAAGCCTTTGGTGGTAGAGCCGATGGTTTCCCAGCCGGTGTCGTCGCGGCGCATGATCCGCTCGACGTCGGCGAGGGACTCCATCAGCAGACTGATGGTCTCCTCGTAGGCGGCGAGGGTCTCCGCTTGGGTGCCGTCGGCCATGGGGGCTGGTCACCGTCCCTTCATGGGGGTGTGGGATGCGCGAGGCGGCGCAGGTCGTCGTTGTGTCCCCGACTGGGGGACTGTCGGCGGCGAAAGGAGCCGGGGTCGAAAACCGCCTGGGGCGCCTTCGCGGGGTTACCAGCATGAACAAGGTTTTCCCGGCCCGCGTTGACGCCGCCTCGCAAGATCGAATGGTTACCGCCCGGACTTGGGGATGCTGCACTCGCCGCCCCCCTGTGGCGGCGTGATCAACCCAAGCCCGGGCGGGGCTGAGGGGATGCTTTGATATGGGGGCGGGTAGGTCAGTATCCGATCCGCCAATCGTCATAATCGTCCATGTCGGTGACTGTGGTGCCCAGCTGCGAGAGCGGGCGAACCAGCAACCGATCAAGGGCTTGGCTGGTCATGTCCACCAAGTCGTCGTGTGCGGCGTTCGGGAAGCCGGCGTGCTCCTCGATGTACTCGTCAGCCCATGAGGCGAGCGAATCGGTGGGAACGTGCACATTCCCGGCCTCGATTAGCGGGGCTACCGCCAGTAGGCGCGGAACCTTCCCGATCCGGCCCGGATCGTACGGCACGATACCGGGGATGCGCTTGGCGAGCATCGACATGAGCGCCGGGCCGTTAGCCTTGTCCTCGACCAGTTTCAGGGTGGCCTGCGGCCACTTCGCGGCGAGCTTGGCGAACGCGGCGACCGTCGGGACGAACTCCATCCGCCCAACCGTGAGATCGAGCAGGTAGGCGTGTACGCCACGGCGACCCCACACACCGATCGCCACCCGGTCGGAGCTGGCGGAACCCTTGAAGGTCAGGTCGGCGGACATGATCAGCTCATCGAACCCGGTCGCCCAGCAGGTGCCGTCCGGGTGCTCCTCCCACAGCGGGGTCGCGTACCGCTGCCACCAGTCGCGCTTGACCAGCCCGCCCTCAGCTGGGGATGGGCGGCCCTGATAGAGAGCGTTCCAGGTTTGCGACCCGGCGGTGAGTTTCCGCTGCTCCCACTGCTCACGGGTGCGGCCGCGGGCGGACAGCAGGAATTCGCCGTATGCGCGGCCCAGCGGGTCAGTGTCCGGATTGTCGCACTGGGCCGAAATGTTCAGGACGGTCCAACCGGCGTGGGCGTCCTGCTCGACCAGCCGGCCAGCGAGGTCATCGGCGTGCCAGCGCGTGTTGTGTACCACGTAGCCCTCTGCGACGAAGTTCCCAACACCTTCGACCGTGATGTCGTAGACGGGCTGGGCGTCTCCGTGGTGGATGCTGCGCACCTTTTCGTACCGAAGCTCGGCAGGATTCGGGTGTCGGTACTCGCTGAGGAGCGACCGCCCCTCTTCCGCGTCTTCGAGGAACGCCAGCCCGAGCGTGTGGATGGCCGAGGTAATCGGCTTCGGGCTGTTGGGGGGCTGGTAGGTGGTCGCCTTCCCGCGGTAGACGGTGGTCGGACGGATACCACACGTGAGGGCGAGCATGCGGACGTCATCCAACAGGTCATAGCTCACAGACCCGACGCGCCACGTCTCGGCGCCCGAGTTGCGCGAGGCGTTCACGCGCTGAAGCGATCCATCGGCCTCGGCGTACCCCTTGATGAAAGCGCGACGAAGCTCGGGAGACCATCGCCAAACACACGCGGGGACACGCTTGCCGTGGGCGCCGGCGCCATACCCGAGATCCAGCAATAGGCGGCCACCAGCGTTCCAGTCGGCGCGGAAGTAGCCGTGATTGGTGCTGTAGATCCTGTTCGGGCACCAGTCCCCCAGGGCCGCAATGACGCGCTCGTCGAGGTCGCACTTGTGCTCCTTGGTGCTCTTGGAACGCGCAATGCACACAGCGTAACTGGCGGGGTTTCCGGCCTGATTGCGGCGCACGTGCCGCGTGACCCAGCCATCGCCAAGCATGTAGCCCAGCAGCCACGCGCGAGATTCATCGACGCTGGTCCCATCGGGCAGCGTGTCGTCCGCGACGAAGTCGCTCGGCAGGGACTTCGCCGTGACGACGAGGTCTCCCACCTTCAGCTCGTCGGCTCGCACCCATTCGATGTCTTGCGCTCGCGGGCGGCGGGCTGTGCGACGCAGGACCGCATAGGGGTGGCGTCCGTTCGTGGTGAGTGAGAGCCGGTCGGTCTTGACTGTGATGGTCGGGTCAACCCCGGACATCTTCTGCGCCACGACGCGGGCAGTCGCAAGCTTGACTCCCGATCCGTCGAGCGCCACCACCCGGTCTCCGGGCCGGATCTCGTCGATGCGCTTCCACCCGCCGTCTCCCATCAGTACCCGCATGGATGCCACTATACAGTTGATCAGAATCACGGATGCACCCGGCGATAGGCGGGTGGCGAGACCTTCCCGGTACCACGTCCACGCCTCTTCGCGGATCGTCTCCGACTGGGCTTCGCCTTCCTTGAACGGGTCGTCGATGATCAGGCAGTTGTGGACGAGTACGCCTCCCGCAAAGAAGTTACTCGTGCCTTCCACTTGGAAGTCATAGACCGCGACCGGTCCGTCGCTGCTTGCCCGAACCAGTCGAACGGTGTCACTCGTGACTTGTGGTGCGTCATGTGGCAGTCGTGGCAGAGCGTGATCAGGTTCTCCGCACGGTTGTCCCACGGCATCCATGACCGCCACGAGCGTATCGCCGCGCCGGAGGTCCCCGGCGGGCACGTAGCCACGGCCCGTATGGACGCGATGATCGGGTGTGCAGACGAGTACTCGTCCGGCTTCCGTGGTGATTTCAAGAGTTGGGCGGCTGTCGATGCGTCGAGCGGCCTCCACGTTGCGCCAGACAGTTCTGCCGGCAGTGTGATCGTAGGCCAGAATGCGCGTGATTCCTCGGGAGAAAGCGTCTGCTGCGGTGAGTCGTCCATACTCACAGACTATATGCATGTCTCCACGCACACAGTCAGCGGCTCGTCCGGCGACGCCGGAGCCGCGGCCGCGTGCGACAAGGCCGCCGTTATGCCCGGCGATCTTCCATTCCGCTTTGGCGCGGGTGTCGCCCGCGATGCGTAGACCGAGGTCCGGGTTTGCCTCGATCAGGTTCTTGATCGCGGCGCCGCCGTGGGAGGCGATGGACTGATTGTAGGAGCCGAGGATGACGCGCAGGTCCGGTTGATCGCGCAACGCCTTCACGATCGCGGCCCGCACCAGCTCGGTCTTGCCTTCTTGTGGTGGCACCGACAGGATCAGCCGGCCGTCCGGTTTGGTGATCGCCGCGTGCAGTTGGTCGGAGATGAGTCTCAGTGCCGGGGTCTCGATGTATTTCGGGTGGAGTTTCAGTTCCATCGCCAGCGGCGTGGCGGTGGTTGCGGTGGTGGTGATCAGGTCGCGGAGTGCTTCAAAAGTGGCGGCGGTAGTGGTCATTCAGGCCAGCCCCCTAGACGATGAAGCGGCCACCTCGGTGTGCCAAGTTCTGTCGCCGCCAGTCGGCGTCGCGCGGCGGTTCCGTGATTCGCTCGCCGCGAAAGTCCACCAAGGCATCCCCATTGAGAGCGACGCCATAGCCAGCGCCGTCCCACGGGTATTGGAAGGGCGGGCGATCCACGACAAGTTCGCCCTCAACAAGCTTCGCCAGGCAGGCGGCCTGCCGAATGACGTGATGACCCTTCGGTGCCGCCAGCGCCTTGAACGCCAGCCAGAGTCCGGCGGCGGTGTCCCCAAGGTAGAACGGCACTATCGGCGCGATGTCACCCCACGCGCGAGCCTGGGCGATCACGTCGAAGGATCGTCCGTCGTCGTCGGCGCGTAGCGACACCCAGGTCACGCCCAACCTGTCGGCTTCTACTGCCGGGTCAACCCCCCAGCGCTCCCATGTCGCAGCTCGGGCGTTGTCGATGATCGCGTCAAACATGCCGGGTTGTAACTGAGTGACCTCGCTGGCGTGCCTGGCGATGAGAGTCTTGCCGTGATTGATCCAGTCCCACAGTTGGTCGCCGTGGCGCAGTTCGTGGATCGGGTCGGTGGTCGTCCACTTGGTCACCCCATGGCCCTGCTCGGCGAGAATCATGCCCGCATAGGCGGGTGCCACGTAGGAGCCAAGCTCAAGTACGCGCACGGATGCTCTCCGAATCGAGCGGGTAGTTCAACTGGCGGACGATCCGGTTCCGCTCGTCACAGAAGACTGCGCGAGCGCCCGGGAACTCGGGGGCCTGTCGGTAGGTCATGATCACGCAGCGATCACCGGGTTCGCCGAGGCGAGCGCCGCCGCCGTTGAGGGTGAACACGCCCGGATCGCCGGGCAGTGCGTAGGTAGTCCAGCGGGCCCCGTTGTTCAGATTGACGATATCGACCTGCTCGTAGGGGTCGATCCCGGCCGCGCCCAACAACTCGGCGTCGATGGTGACCGATCCGATGTAGCGCAGGTGCGCATCGGTGACGGTCAGATCATGGATCTTGGCCGCCACGTAGGTACGCATCGGCAGCCTCCTTCGGTAGCGGGACGTACTCGAACGATCTGACGGCGAGCCGCCTTGTTGAACGGTTCCCGGCGGCCATCGTGGTGGTGGTGGTGGTGGTGACGCCGGGCCTGGTTTGCGGGCCAGCGTTCCGCCATCTGCGGCTGGCCGAGTAGAGCTGGATCATCCCTGGGTGGGCGACCACGTTCCGATATCGGTAGCCCCGCGCGTGCAGGTACTCACCCAGCCACGTTTCGAGGGCGTTGGCGATGCCGATGCCTTGATGGTCCGGCAGTACGACCAGCCGGTGCCCCATCTTGATGTCCCGGGTCTTCGGGTGCGGCAGGTGCCGGTAGCTGGTGAACGCGACCGGCCTGCCGTTGAGGTAGGCGGCGAAACACTGGGCCGCTTTGTGCAGGTCGGCGCTCATATAGTGATGCGGCTCAAACAAGGGCCAGACGGCGCGAGAGCACTTGTGGATTGCGAGTTCGACTGGTGGGTGGGGTTGAACCAACCTCCAGCGGAACTCTTGCGCGGCCACGTCGTACACCCAATCGGGTTGCAGCCAGTTCTCCACGTCGTAGTGGCAGGTGACGGCCACGAACCGGCGATCAGTCCGGCGGATGCTCTTCTGGACCGCGTGCGATGCGATAGTGGCGACCTGTCGGTCCACGACCGAGGTGAACTCGTCTATCACGATCGGCTGATCGTCGCCGAGGAGGCTGCGCGCCATGTCGGCGCGGAACTTCTCCCCGTTCGACAGAACACCGTAGGGGCGCAGCCATGCTGGGACCGTTCCGAACCCGACTGACGACAGGGTGGCTGTGATGTCCTTGATGGACAGATGCTCAGGGAAGTCCTCGATCATCGGACGGTCGGACCAGTCGTGGCCTTCCCGCACCCGATCGCCCCAGATGTGCCGCGCCAGGACGCTCTTCCCGGAACCGGATGGCCCGACGATCAGGCCGATCTGCCACGGTTGCGCCTCAAGGGGAAGCTCGTGCCGCCATGTGAGGGTCTGCTTGCCGTCCGGGTTGTAGTCGAACATGCCGGCCAGTTGGGCCGTTCTGGCGGACTGGGGGATCTCGGTTGTCAGGGTGATGCTTGCGACCTGCGTGCCCCCGGTCATAGGAGAGCTCGCACGTTGTAGCCCTCGTCCATCAGCTTGGCGAGGAGCCTGGTTTGCTGCTGCTCGGTGTCGCATTCGACGACCACGCCCCACTGGTCGGGGACCTGCTCAATGTCGGCGTCGCCGTCTTCGGGTTCGCCCGGGTCGAGCAGATTCGCCAGGTCGTCTTCGGTGTAGCCAGTGCCGGCCAGGCTGGCCGCCTCGTCGGCTATCTCCGACAGGAGGCTGGACAGCACCTCGTCGTCGTATCCACCGAGGTCGGCGGTGCGGTTTGTCTGCTGCGACGATCCTGGCGGCGCCCAGGTCGTCCACGTCCACGGTGGTCGCGGTGATGTGTTTCCAGCCGAGCTGTTTCGCTGCGGCGAGGGTGTGGTTCCCTGCGAGGACTTCCATGGGCCGGCCTGTCAGGGTGCCGATGTTGACGACGATGGCCCGGTACTGGGAATTCACTTCCAGCGAGCGAGCGATGGCGTCAACGTCACCCCGTCGCGGGTTCTTGTGATAACAGGCCAGCTCATTCACGTCAAAATCGACGAGGCCTATGATGGGGCTCTGCGGATTCTCAGTCATCACACCGCTACCGCCTGTCCCAACTCCGCCAGCGCTTGGCGCGTCACATCGACCATCCAGTCCGCAATGCTCCACAAGCCATGGGTTTGCTCCCAGTGGCAATTGGCGCACAGAAGGGCGCACTTTGGGAGTTCGTTCAAGGCGGCTGCGCGGCTGCGCCGGAGCGCGGACGGCTCGGCCAGCTTCTCTTCTGCGTGTTGGTGCGCCCATTGCAGAGCCCCGATGTGCCGGTCGTAGCCGCAACTCACGCAGGCGCCGATATGACTCTTGGTGCGATTGACGAGGGAGGCGGCGTTTCTGCGGCGTTCGGATTCGCGAACTGATTCGGCGTTGGCCACTCGATAGGCGCGGGCAGCCTCACGAGTGGCTTCGCGAAGCGCGGCGTCGCCGGCATACCTGGCGCGACGCTTGGCGAGGATCTCTTCTCGGTTCGCGTGGTAGTAAGCGCGCTTGTATTCAGGCGTCCATGATGGAGGCACTCTTTTCGGTGTCATCGTCTGGCTCCATTGGTGAGACAGGACCTGCCGGGGCGGGGTCAAGTTCCGCCACTTGCAGGTTGGTTTCGATCTCCCCGACGACGGCGGTCAACATTTGCTGCTGCTGGTCGGGACTGAGGTTCGCGCGGGCCATCGCCGCCTGGATGATGGTGAACAGGACGCGGGCCTGCGCCATGCTGGCTTCTGCGTTCGCTTCGATCGCGGCAGCCATGCGCTCGTCGGCCTTGTCCAATCCGAACAGCTTGGCGCGCCGGTCCTGGATTCGTAGCGCGGTGTCGATGGCCCGCATGTCGCGGTTGGTGATCGCCTCGGTCATGGCGATCTGCCACAGTTGGTCGAGTCGTTCCGCCTCTAGGGTGCGCAGGTCGTCGGCGCTCTCCGCCGTGTGTTCGCGCATCTCGGCGAGTGCTGTGGTGACAGCCTGATGGGCGGCCTGCCGGGAGTTGTATCCGACCCGATCTGCGATCTGTGGATAACCGAGCCCCATTTTGCGGAGCTTGACCGCTTCGGCGCGCATCTCCAGGGCCTTGATTTGGCTTGGCCGGGTGCGGTTCAGTGGGGGCATTTCAGGTCACCTCCGGCCCGGAACATAATCCTGGCCGGGACGGCCGTTTTTTGGGCGCATTGCTCCCCAAGACTTTCTCATCGTAGCAGACGGTCACGTCAAATACCTCGACCGACGCGCCGACTCTGCTCTGATGTCTGCCAGCGAGAACAGCCAGGCATTTCCGCGCCTGCCGCGCCGCTCGAAAGCTCCCGCATCACGCCAGCGGTGCAACGTTGGGATCGGGATATCAAGCGCAGCGGACGCCTCAGCTATGGTCACCGCATCCGGCGCAGTTTCGCCTGCCTCGATCGCCGCAACCACGTCCGGGTACAGGCAGCGCACCACATCCCACGGCAGCCAGAACAATGTCCGCCCTTCCTGCCGAGTGGGGTGCAGCTTGCCGCGTTCGTGCCATTTGCGTATCCGCTCGGTGGTGATGTGCAGCTGGGCGGCCAGATGGTTCGTGGACATGGGTGCCCGCCGCCGCCACTGCGCGACCAGCCGATCCGGGCCGGGATGCATGTGCGCCCCCGCCTCGCACACCATCCACCCCCCCTCCCCCAAGTGCAGCGACTCCCCACAGTCAGGGCACCGGTAGCGGGTCTCGTTCGCGAGGCGGGCCACCGCCGCCAGCTGGCTGCACACGTCGCGCGTCTCCGAATCGATCCAGTCGATCACCGACGGATCCAGCACCGACTGCGCCTCCGGCCACGCCGACGCCAGCCAGGCGCACTCCGACCCGAACGCCACCCCGACCGGCTGCGGGAACCCGGCCCGCTGCTCGATGGTGAACGCCTCCCACACCCGCCGGGAACACTCCACCAGGCGGACCACTGGCACCAGCGAGTCGGCCTCGCGGCCGTCGTCGCAGGCCAGTACATCCAGGGCGGCCACGTCGATCGGCAGCGGCGGATGCTCCTGGGCGGTGCGCTTGCACGGCTCGGCCCGCGAGGTGGGGTTCGGGGCACCCATCGTCAACGCCACCTCACGCGCCAAAGCGGGGATGAGCCGCAGCCGATCGGTGATCGTCATCCGTGTCGGCAAAGTCGCCGGATGCGCGGCCACACCATGCCGCAACGCATCCACGCGGGCCGTGCGACGCCCACACAGCGGGCACGTCCAGCCGGGCAGCCGCGTCGCGCCACCCATGCGCCTGGCGGGCCACCCAGCCGCAATGTCAATGCTCGGTAGGTCAACTGGTGGGCCCAAGGGGGCAGTTCCTTGCAGTTCACTCATTTGCGGGGCTCCTGGTTGTTTGTTGATTGGCGCTGAGGCTGGCGAGGTTGCGTTCTGCGGGGTTTTCAGGGTTGGGGTGGGGGTTTGTGTGGGTTGGCTGGTTCGCGGCGTTCTGGGGCCATTGCGGGGGGGTTTGCGAGGTGGGTGGCGATGGTGTGGGCCTGGTCGCGGGTGAGGGTGACCTCGTCGGAGTTGTTGAGCAGCTGCAGGTCGATGGCGGCGGCGGCGTCGAGGATGGCGGCGGCTGGCGGTTCGGGTGCCGGGGTGGTGCGGTGTGCGCGGGTTGCGGGGCTCATGGCTACACCCACTTCATGGCGGCGCCGAGTTTGCCTGCGCGCTGCAGGTAGCGGCCGACGCAGATCGGGCACCACTTCACGCCATCTGGCGCGTCAGCGAGCGGGGTGAGGATCGGGTTTTGGGTGGATTGGTTGCACAGCACCGCGTAGGTCGTCCACGTGCGACTGCCATCCCATGCGGCGTACTCCCGGGGCGGCACCTCGGGACGGATGATGTGCTGCTGCACATCTAGGTCTGGGTCGCCGTGCCCGCAGGTGGTCAGCCCGACGTGGGTTGGGGTGGGCAGTGTTTCATCCTTGCGGCGGCTCATGCCTGCCTCGCCATCCGGTCGGCGTAGGCGATCGCCTCAGCCCAGGTGTCGAATGGGCACCATTCGCGATCTTCGGCGTCCCGGCCGTCCTGCTCCTCCGCAATCCAAAACCCGTCCATGTGGGCACCGAGGAAGTCGAATGGGGGGCGCCAGCGGACACGCCACCGGCCGCGCACCAACTGCCACTCGGCGCGGTCGGGTAGCAGCTGGTCGAGTTTGTGCAGCCCGGCATGCTTGCTGCCTTCGGCCCACGTTGTGGGCAGCACCCGGTAGGTCTGGGTGGTGACGCGGGCGACGATCTGGCCGGGCCGCATCTGGTCGCGGGTGATGCTGGTCATGCTCTTCGTCCTGTCTGGTCTGGGTGGTGGCTGGCGAGATGCATCAGCCCTGAGATGCGCGCGGTTTGCAGCGTGAGCCACGGCCCGGAGGAGAGGCCGCAGAGCTGGCAGACGCTCCAGCGGCGCAGCGGCCGACCGGTGGTGGTGATGCGGCCGGCGAGGTGGGCTTGTAGGTCACGGCGGACGCTCACGGGTTTTGCTCCTGTCTGGTGGATGGTGTGGCAGTGGGGCAGGCGGGGCTCATGCCGCCACCCGCTGTCCGAGCATCAGCCGCGCGGGCACTGGTTGGGTGGCGACAAACCAGTGCTCGGGCTGGCCTCCGATGCCCCCCGCCGTGGCGATCGCTACGGCCGTCAACGGATCGACTAGTTCGCGGTATGGCGGGCAGAGTGCGCCGCGGGTGACCTGATCGCGCACGTCGGCGAGCAGCTCAGCGGCGTCCAGCAGGGCGGGCAGTGCGTTGACGGCGGCGATCAGGACACGCGCATCGTTGTGCGCCAGCGTCGATCCGATGACGCGCAGATCGTCGGGGTTCGGCCTGCCCGCGATGATCGCGGTTAGGTTGACACCCTTGCCCTGCATCATCTCGTCGCGCCACGGTCCGGGTGTCGAAGCGTCCAGCAGCCGCCGCAGTTCGGCCTGCATCTCGGGGTTGACGCGGGCGGTTGTCCAGTCGGTCAAGTCAGTACCTCCGGTCGTTGGTGCGTCGGGTAAACATGCACGGGGCGTTGCGCCAAGGCCCGTTGTTGAGTTGCGGGTGCAGGTGTTCCGGGTAGCCGCAGTTGGCGCAGCTTGGCGGGTTGGCGACTGCAGGCCGGTAACTGTTACCGCCGTTACTGCTGCTGGCGTCTTGGCTCCAGTGTGAGCCGCCCATGCCGATGATGGCTGGGGTGTGTTGGTCGGTGCGTGTGGTGGCGGCTTTGATGGCGGCAACAGCAACGTCGGCGAGCGGTCGGTCTGCGACTTTGGCGATGGCGCTGGCGATGCCTGGTTCGGCCCAGTCGGGTCGGATTTCGTGGATGAGCGTGGCAAGTCGTTTGATCCAGTGCGTGGTGGTGGTGTCTGGCCCGGTCATGCTTCCCTCTCGATGATCATGCATGCATGCATTTCTCGCGCGTTACTTAGGCGACGATGCATGCATGAGGTGATTTGGGATGAACAGGCAGACCCGACCGAGGCTGTCTTTTGTCTACTGTCTCTGTCTACTGTCTCTGGTCTACTGTCTATCTCTTTGTCTGCGCAGCATGAGCGCTCGCTAGACCGTGCGCTATAGCGCTCGCTATAGCGCACGCTAGAGCGCTTTTCACTTGGTCCGCTCATGCGCTGGCCTCGCAGTCCGGGCAGCCCGTTACCGGGTTGGTGTGCAAGCCTTTGCCGTGGTTCGTCTTGAGCGCGCCTAGCTTCTTGTCGGCCCGCGACTCGGCTATCTCCTGCTGCGACATGTTCCATTTGAGCCACGATCTGCAGAGCCAGCCGGGTTCGTCGTCGCGCTGGTCGTCCACCCACAGTTGGACGCGGACGAGTGCAGTGGCGGCAGTCTTGACGTTCTTGAGTCCGACCGCGAGCGCTGGCAGATCGTAGGCGGGTATGAAGCCGTCTGAGCCGGTGCGTTTGAGGTAGATGAGGCCACGGATGTAGAGCAGTTCGGCGTCTGGTCCGGCCCGGCGGATGGCTGCGTCGGATGGCAGGTTGAGGTCGAGTGGGACGAACTCCTTAGGGATGCGGCGGCCCATATCAAGCGGCTACCTTTGGTTGCGTCTTTCGCGCCACGATCAGGTCAGGTGGCAATTCGTACAGACTGAACGCGCGAAAGTCACTAGACCCGTCAGTGTTCTTCTGTGGCTTACCAGGCTGGCTGCCTTTGTGTGTCGCCATATAGCGACTGTGCCACAGTCGAAAACCGCTGAGGTCGAGAAGATGCCATGCTGCGAGGCGTGAGTTGTCTTGAGCCACAAAGGCATAGATCAGGTAGTCGCCCCACCCTTCTATGATCTTTGCTAGTTCTGTTTTGGCGCCAGACGGCCTACCAGCGCGGATGGTGAACTCATTTGGCCAGCGCTCCAGCGCGTAGAAGTTTCGCACCCGAGCAGCAATTCTGACAGCGTCCATGTGCAGAACAATCAGATCTGTGTTTCGTTTCTGGTCCTCAACCACAGGTGGTTCGCCAATAAGGTGTTCTCCAAGGATTCGCTTCAGTTCTGGCAGGAACTGGTCAGACCAACTCTTGTCCGATTCCCAGCCGGCACTCATGACGCCGCCTCGTTTCCCCAGGTGTCGAATCCGACAATGCTGCGGCGGTTGAACATGTCGAGACGACGCCCAACAGTGACGCGGCGAACGACGTCGTAGAACTCGGCTGGCTTCTCGCTGTGCGCGCCACGAGGTGCCGTGAAGCACGTTGGGAACGCCTTGGTGTCGACGAACGCTGGTGCGCCAGTGCGGCAATAGAGCGCGAACTCGGCGTTGTACTGCGGTAACCCAATTGGCTGGAATCCGCCGGGCTTGTGCCAGACGAACGTGCAGACGTAGCGCAGTGACCATGCTTCGAGTAGGCGAAATGCCATCGGCAGGAACTTGTGAGTGGTCCAAACCCAGACGTGGCAGTCGTCAGCGGTCGGGATTTCGAGGTCTCGCAGCTCTTCCTCCGTCATGGTCGGGTAGTCGAACCCAACCTGATTTGGTCGCACATCACGCTCAATCTTCTGCATCGGCCAAGGCGGGTCAATCACGATGCAGTCGTAGACGCCTTGTGTTGCCTTCGCTTCAGTGGCCGCGATGCTGGTCACCTTCTCGACGATGGCCGCGCGCTTCGCTTCGCGCTTCTCGTCGGCGATCTGCTGGAACCGTTGCCGGATCGCCTTCTCATCGTCGGCCGCGATCACCTCGCGCTGCTCTGGTTCTGGAAGGCTGGCGATATTGGCGGCAGTCGAGACGGCCACCTTGCCGGAATAGACAGCATCCGCAAGCTCGGGAACGCCATCGTTGAGCACCTTCCGTGCGCTCTTGACGCTGCGCTCCGAGACGTTGAACTTTGACGCGGCCTCGGAAGTGGTGATCGTCGGCTGGGCGGCCACCCCATCAGGACAAAGGGGCAAATTTGCCCCTTTGTCTGCCACCGGCCTTCCCTGCTTCGCGTTCGCCATGTGAGCTGCTGCCATAGCCCGCTCGGACTCGGACAAGTGCCGCCGGTGATAGTTCAGGTCGTAGACGAACTGCCACGGGTCGTCGCCATCGTAGGTGCGGAACCTCGGCTGGGCGCCAGCCAGGCTGCACGCCTTGAGTCGGTTGCGTCCGTCGAGCACGAGTCCGTCGCGTGTGAGCCAGATTTCTTCGCGTAGGCCACTCTCGCGGATTGAGTCGGCCAGCTCGGCCAACTTGTCAGCGGCGAGCATTGGAAACATCTCTGCCGCAGGATGCGCACTAAGCGCCTGAATGTTTGTAGGATGGGTCATAGCCCAGCTCCTCCCGGTTGTGTCGGTTGAGGTGTTGCGGTTAGCTCCCGGACGGTGTTTCCAGCACCTCCGGGGGCGCCTCTAATACTACCATCTCCGCTAGTCGTACCCGCATTTGCTGCCAACTCACAGGTTGCCATCGTAGGTTCCCCCTCTCGGGTCCATCCAGTCGGCCCGGAGTGCCTTGTCCATGCCACGGATGGCGGCCACGGCCAGCGCGGCGGTCTGGGCGTGGCTGATGGTGACCATGGCGGCCTTGAGTGATCGGCGGGCCTCGTCCATGCGTCTGGCGCGGTCGGGGGGCGTGCGGGTCATGCGGACGCCCCCCCGAAGTCGAGGACGTCTTGGGAGAGGCGGCGCGCGGCGAGTTCTGCCTGCTCCTCGCGCAATTCGTAGAGCACGGCGCGGCGTCCGGTGCGCTTGGCCGCCACGCCCGTTGAGCACGAGCCAGCGAACAGGTCGAGCACGACGCCGCCGGGCGGGCAGCCGTAGGTGAGGAGCGGCTCGAGGAGTTGGACGGGCTTCTCGGTCTCGTTGATGGCCTGCCCATGCATCGACGGGGCGAACATGACCGATCGCATCATGCGCGGGCCGCCGTCGAAGCTCTGGTAGCTGCTGGCATCGATGTGTCCTGTGTGGTTCGGTCGCGCCTTGCGGCGGACTGCTCGCGGCGTGGCGTCGGGGGTTGTGGGCACCTCGTGGTGCACGTCGGCCCAGTCCCCCCGGTACCAGTGTGTTGCGAACTCGTGTACGCGCTTGAAGCGGTCGGCGTGGAAGCTGGACCCGTTGTGCTTCTCCCACACGACATCCTGCGAGAGCTTCCACGCGGAGAACTCGTCGCGGCGATCCAGGAACATCCGCATCGAGCCGAAGCACCACATGGCGTCCGCGTGCCGTGCGGCCAACTCGGGCCAACCCTCCGGCCAGCGGTCCCACGTCAGGGACGTCTCACCGTATGGGGGATCTGTGCACAGAAGGTCGGCGCGGAAGTCGGACGGGATCAGCTCGCGCCAGTCACCGACGTGCAGCGTCACGTGATCGTCTTCGTAGTAGGGCTTCACTTCTTCGCCTCCCTGCACGCCGGGCTGATGGTGGTTCCGTCGGGGATCTTGTGCTTGGTGGTCATGCTGCGCCCCCGTTCATAACGCGGTCGTAGATGTCTCGCGCCCACTCGACATCCGCCATTGCCTCGTGGCGGCGGTAGTCGTCAGGGTCGACGCCGATGGCGCGGCTCAGGTCGTCTGAGTCCCACGGCAAGGGCGGAAGTGGTTCGCCGCGGCCAGCCAGATAGCCGACAGCCAGGTTTTCCACGTCGATGAGGTGGTAGTGCCAGCCGTCCACGTCGAGTTGCCGGGCGATGCGCTCGGTGTCGAAGTTGGGCACCGCGCCGACGACGTGCGGGCGGTCGTGGAACAGCAACTCCAGTTGGCTGGCCACGTAGGCCCGCGGTTCGATGGGCTGGTCAACGCCATAGCGGCGGTCGAAGTCAGCACGGAACCGCTCGGGGAAGTCCAGCGCGGGGGCGAAGGGCTGCCCGAACTCGCCCCCGACGTGCCAGTGGTGGCGCGTCTCGGTGCCGTCCGGCTCGCGGCGGATTGCAGCCACCTCCCAGATGGGGTCGGTGATGTCGAGTCCCAATGTCTCGCAATCCAAAAATACAAGCGGACTCATGCTGAGACCCACCTTCCCGTTTCGTCGTCGCGCTGGGTAGCTGTTCGTGGTCGGCTGTTCTTCGTCTGCTGCGACTGGGTAGCCCACCTGGTGTTGCCGGGCTCGTAGTTGCCGTCGTTGTCGATGCGGTCAAGGGAGTACTTCGCCCGACCGGATGGGTAGGCACCTTCGGGCCGGGGCCCGACGTCGTTCACGAATGCCCAGAAGTCATCCCGCCAGCGCTGGCAGACCTCGATGCCTCGCCCGCCGTAGTCCTCGTAGCGCTTGGACTTGGGCTGGTGGCAGCGAGCGATCATGGACAGGTAGATGTCATAGAGCGGATGCTCCGTCTTGCCGCCGGCCCATCGGGAGTTCCTGTCCTTGGTCCTGGTTCGGGCTGTGACCGTGTTTGAGCACGAGTAGCCGCAGAAGCGCTTGCGAGACTTGCGGTAGTTCACTTGGAACGCACTCCCGCACTCAGGGCAGCGGCGAGTCAGTTCGGTGTCGAGGAACACAAGGGCGGTCATCGGCGTACCTTTCGTGCGTGCTTCCAGTCGAGTAGCAGGCGGGCGTGGGTGAGGAGGGGATCGGTTGGGGGCGGTGGGCGATGGCGAGCCACACGTGCGGGCGGGTCACGACTCCCCCGTCGAAGGCGGCAGTTATTTCGCCTCCCTGCATGCCAGGCTTTGCTGGCAGGTGCAGGCGTCGACCGAGCGGCCGCAGCACCCGCAGTTGTAGCCGAACATGTCAAACCCGGCTGCCCGTTGCAGTGTGGTGTCGAGCGCCTGGTAGGCGGCCTTCCGTCCTGCCGTGTCGCGTCTGGCGAGCAGCAGCAGGTCGCGCAGTTGGTGGCCGGCGTAGACGCGTTGCTCGCCTCGGTCTGACTTATCCCCGAGCGCGCGGGCGAGTTCGAGCTTGCCGAGCTTCGCGCAGTCGGCTGCGGCACGGCAGCGGCTGCAGGTGGCAGTGATGCTGTCCGGGTCTTGGTCGGTGAACGCTGGCTGGCTGCGGCAGGCTGCCTGGTTGAGCCAGTCACCGCCCGCAGCCTGGGTGAGGGCATCGTCTGACGGGTGGCGGCTCATGCGGGCTAGTTCAGTCATGATTCGTTCCCTTCTTGTTGGCGCTGGCCCAGCCAGCGAGGGTCAGCAGTTCGACCAGTTGGGCGAGCGTGAGACGGCAGTGCAGGTTGCTGCTCTGGTTGAGCGCGTCACGGCGGACGAGTTTCGCCAGGTCGCACACGTCGATCACCGCCCACCAGTCGCGCACGTTCTTGCGGCGGCGGGCGACGATCAGGAAGCCGTAGGTGGCGCCAGCGTTGCCCGCCTCGGTCTGCGCCTCATCCATCCAGTCGGCGATCTGGTTGTCGCTGGCGTCCTTGGCCGCGTCTCCGCCTTTGACCTCCCACACGAGGCCCGGGGTACCGGTGACGTCGCCCAAGTCGGCCGAGCCTCGGAGTGCTCGCCGTTCAGCGTTGGCCCAGCCGTTCGCGCACAGGTAGCGGACGACGGCAGCTTCGGCGCGAGTGCCGATGTCCTTGGAGCGCGTCACCACTCCACCGTCCAGCCAGCCTTGATGCGGCACTCACGGCACAGGCGCCGGTCGTCGCTACGGATGGCCGGATTGAACTGCCAGTCCCGCTTGCGGGCCCGGTCGCAGGCGTGCCACGGCCCCGGTGTCGCCCTTTCCAGCAGGCGGCGCAGTTCGGTGCGGTCGGTCATCGCGGGTCTCCTTCTGCGCGCCCATAGTTGAGGCCGGTGTGTGCGAGTCGCAGGGGCGTCCGGCGCTCACTCAACGCACGCTCCAGATCGGGCAGTAGGTACTTCCCAGCGCCCTTGATGACGTACCCCACGGTCACGTGCGCCTGGTAGCCGGGGAATGTGTTGATGTGTGGCAGGCGAGACAGCCTCCGGTGAGCATCGGAGTAGCCGGAGTCGTAGGAAGGCCGTAGCACGATGCAGTCATACGGCGCATCTGGACCGCCGAACAGCTTGAGTGGCGCGCGCTTGGACGCCTCGAAGAACTCCGGCGCCCGCCACCCTTCCAGCACCTCGTCAACCTCAGCCCGGATGGTGTTCGCGTTCCGTATCAGCCCAAACAGGAGCGTGACGTGAGCCTGCATCTCGGGGCCGTACTCGCCGGGCCTGGCGGGGTCGCGGTACCAGAACGTGGGCGGCACGAGGTCGTGCAGGAAGGTCGGCGGCTCGCAGTCGAGCATGACGCAGCCGAGCTGGTCAAAGTCGATGCCCAGTCGGGCGTACAGGTCAGTCATCGGGGGTCTCCTTCAGGTCGGTGTGGTCGAGGATCAGCCCTTGGCGATCTGACTGATGGACTGCCGCAGTGCTTCGGCGAGCTTGTCCTGCGCGACTCCGGCCACGGCGTCGAGCGCCTTCCGTCGGGCGTCGGCCATGGTGTCGTCAAGCGCCTTGGTCAACTCACGATCCAGCAGCTTCGTGAGCGCCTGCTCCAGTCGGCTCTTCCGGTCGCGCGAGTAGCTGTCGCCCGTCGCCTCGTTGAGCCACTTCCGCACGCGCTCGCCGATGTACTCGTCCAGCGTCTTGGCGGGGACGGCCTCGGAGAATGCAGTCGCCGGGCGTCCTCCGAGCATGGCGGCGAACTGCTCCTCGACCTTGGCGTCGACGATCGACTCGACCCGCTCCTTCAGCTTCTTGTCGTAGAGATCCGAGACGCCGCCTCGGTAGCCACCTTGCCGGCTCGAGAACTCGCGCATGAGGCCAGCAGCCAAGCTCTCGGCGGCGGCGGCGATCACAGCGTCGGCGACCGTGACGGGGCCGGGCGGGTAGACAGGATCGCCGTCGCTGTCGTACATGATCGTCGTGCGGTTGTCGAGGTTGGCCCCCAGAGGGATCTCGGCGGTGATGGTGAGTTCGTTGAGATTCATGTCAGTTCCCTTTCGTAGGCGTCCAGTTGGATTTCGATGCGGTCGAGGATGGTGGTCATGCTGCGCCCCTTACTAGCTCATGACTCACCGCCAAGGATCAGCGAGTACAGTCCACGTGCCACCAGACCGCAGAGCGCGAGGATGAGCACGCTGTTGGGCAGTAGGATGGCCGCGACGCCCACCAGCAGAGACGCGGCGGCGATAGTCAGCATGAGGCGGCTCATGACTCGGCCACCAGTTCAGCCTCGTAAGCGTCGTCGGCAGTCGCGTCGGATTCGAGCAGTTCAATCAGCTTGTGCGCCTCGGCCTTAGTGAGCGTCTTGGTCGAGTCGACGGTGCGACCCAGCGTGTCAGCCAGCCATGCGCGGAAACCGGACTCATCCATGCCGGAGTTAGATGCGAGCGTCCACAGCTTATTGCTCTGCGCGTCGGTGCGAAGCTCGACAGCAGGCGCCAGCGGCGGCTCTTCCGGTTCGGGTGCTGCGGTGATCGGCTTGCGCTGCACCTTCGCGGGCGGGGTCGCCGAGCGGGTGATCGTGGTGACCGTTGGCGTCTCCGACAGTTCCAGTTCCTCGACGGCGTAGTCGAGCCCGGCGAGCGCGTCCGGTGCGATCTGCCGCACTACGTCAGCGGCGGCGCGCGCGTAGAGCATGCTTTGCGGGTCGGTGGCGTACTTCCTGTTGTTGGTGTACCCGGCCTTCTGGGCGCGGGCGGTCGTCCACGTCTCTTCGTGGACGTGGGTGGAGCCTTTGCGGCGTCCGGCGACGGTCACCTTCGCGTCGGACTTCTCGACCGTCCACACTTCGTGGCCCTTGGCGAGCGCCAACGCGACCATGGCGCGGGCGTACAGCCCCGGCCGGCCGCCGATGACATGCACCGACTGGAGTGCCTGAGTCGGGGTGAGTCCGATTTCGTCGCCGAACAGGATTGCGGCGGCCGCTTCTTCCGGCTTGCCCCGGAAGCTGGCAGGGACGAACGCTGTCTGGCAGAGTGCCGAGCCGATGCGGTGCGCAGCGGCGAGTCCGTCAGCCCAGGCAATCAGGCGGCCGCCGGTCGGGTCGGTGTACTCGATGCGGGCCGGGATGGCCTGCGTTGGGATGGCTAGTTCAGTCATTTGTGCTCTCCTCGGTCAGGTAGTTGTCGATGTCTTTTGCGCGCCGGCCGACGTGTGCGACGTGCAGGAAGTCGCGCCACGCGGGTTCGTTGTACTCGGCGGGCAGGTAGTGGAGGGTGGTGCCGCACTCGGTGACGTGTAAGACGCCGTAACGCTCGATGGCCGGCAGCGGCTGCTCTTCGTCGTCGGTGTCGACGTAGAACTCCGCGTTGCCGTAGGCGGTGAGCTGCAAGGCGGTGGATCCGTAGACACCGCTGGAGCTTTTGATGTCAAGCAACCAAGTGCAGCCGTCTAGCCGAGCGATCATGTCGAACGTCCCCGCGTAGCGCCACTGACGGGACGCCACCGGGCGCTCGGTGAGGATCGGCTCGCACCCGCTCGTGTCCAGCCAGTCGACGTAGCCCTGAACGTGCGCTGCCAGGTGCTCAGGCACGGCCACTTCTTCGCCATGGACGAGCCGCTCGGCCAGCGCGTGAACGTCGGTGCCGCGAATGGCGGCCTCGTCTCGCTTCGCCCAGGGCAGCTCTTTCAGGTAGGCGACGGCGGGACCGCGGCCACCCATGCGCTTCAAGTCCTCGGTGAGGTCGGGGTTGTCGGCTACCCATTCGGCGACGGTCTTGGCCGCCCAGTACGGCAGCGCAGGTTTCGGTAGGCCCTTGCCGATCAGCCTGGTAACGCCGGGCACCCAAGCACCGTCCAGTTTGTAGCGGTGCGACTTCGGGTAGAACACCAGCCCGGCGGTCATGATGCGTCACCGAGCAGGCTGGGGGCTTGCAGGCGGATGCGGTCGACGATGGCTTGCAGCCGGTCACGATCACGGCGGACGGCCCGCAGCTCGTCAACCAGTGCGATGACGGCTTCGTTGGCGGGCGTGGCGTCGCCGTAGCGGGTTTTCACTTCAACCCTCCCGAGTAGTGCCTCGGTGTGCAGGTTGGTGATGGCGGCTTCAAGGTTCACAGGAGTTCTCCGTCCTTGCGGACCTGCCCAGCACCGTCGCAGGCGCCGCACAGGTCGTCGGGGTTGCGATAGTCGTTCACACCGCTGCCATCGCAGCGGGTGCAGACTGCGGGCAGGTAGTGGTCGAGGTCGTCCCACAGCCACCAGGCGGGGGCGTCGGTGATGTCAGCGGTGCCGCACACGGTGCAGCGGGTGGCGCTGATGGTGAGGATGCCGCAGCGCTTGCACCACGCGCCGGGCGGCGGTGTGAGCGTGGTCTGCCCGGTGCCGTCGCAGGCCAGGCATTGCAGGTCCATGACGCCGGTCTCAGCCAGGTCGAGGCGGTCGAGTACGGTCGGTTCGGTGCGACCGGTGCCGCCGCACATGCTGCAGCGGCTCATGCCTGGTCGCCGATCACGGTGCGCCACGGCGCCATGAGCAGGTCGTACTGCTTTGGGGTGATGAGGTCGCGGACCAAGGTCGCAAGAGTGGCGTCATGAGCGGCGCCCCAAGCTGCGTCCCGAACTGCGCCCCAAGCTGCGTTCCGAGCTGCGTCCCGAACTGCGCCCCAAGCTGCGTTCCGAGCGGCATCCCCAGCGGCGTTCCGAGCGGCGTTCCGAGCGGCGCCCCGAACGGCGCCCCAAGCGGCGCCCCAAGCGGCGGTCAACTGTCGCCACTCGTCAGTGGTGAGCATGCGAACCCGATCGATGATCGCGGCCACCTCACGGCCCTGCGGCCCCAACGCCTGCCACGCATCAACCTCAGCCGTCACCAGCCATACCACCGCCGCCCGCTTGTCCGGCAAAGCGGTGGCGTTAGGCGTCCACACTGCGGCATCAGTAGCTTCTAACCGCGCTAGACGGCACGGCCACTGCATGCTGGTGCAGTTGGCGGGTTCGGTCGACACGGACAGGTAGTAGGCGGCGTCATCGCCAAAGCTTGGCGTGGTTGCGGTCGGATGCCGGACGATCAGCCCGCCCTCCGGCAGTGGCTCACCAACAGGCGGCAGCCAGCGGACTTGGCCGCTGAAGAAGTCCGTACCGTCCGGTCGAACAGCCTTGTAGTAGGTGGTCATCGGTCCTCCTCGGTCAGTGCTGGACGGTGAGGCGCGTGGGACTGGGGTGATGCGCGCCCGGCACCCTGCCCTGGCTGCCGAGACAACCAAGCGGCCTCGGACGCGAGAGCCTCCGTCAGCCGCCGATGTGCTGCTTTGACGCTGTCGAGGGCCTCAATCTCGGCGGTGACCCGCTGGTCCGCCCGCCACCATGCGCGCGCAGCCTCAGCGATCACATGATCCGCGTCCACGTCCGACCGCTGGTAGGGGTTGATGGTGGGGCTGCTCGCCGGGTGTGTGGCGTCGTGCACGCCGGCCCGGTAGCCCTCATCCCAGGCGTCCACGACCCGCGTCATCGGTCGGTCCCCTCTAGCGTTAGTGGCAGGTCGAGGCCGAGATCCGTGGTTGGCCGGGCCTCCTCGACGAGGACGAGCGCGGCGATCGCCTCAGCGCCGATCGCGGACGCCGACCCGTAGCCGGTGAGTGGCTTCAGGTGGACGCATGCCTGGTCGCCGTACGGCAGGATGTCGGCGACGCGGTAGTCGACGCGGCCGCGGCCGCGCCGCACGATGTCACCCACCTGGATGGGTGTGCCGTCGCTGTAGGTGGCGGTCATGGCAGTGGCCTCTCGGTGGTGGTGTGTAGCCGGTCGGTGCAGGCGGGGCAGTCGCCCGCCTGCACGTGGCCGAGTGACCAGTCGGCGTCGCGGGTGAGCCCGCAGGCGGTGGTGTCGCCGATCCAGTAGTGCCAGTGGGTGTCGGTGGCGGTCATCGCCCACCCCTGCGTTGGTGTGGTTTGGGTGGTCAGGGTCAGTTTGTAGCGCAGGTCGGTTGCGGTCGTGGTGGACATCGCGGTTGCCTTCCTTCCTTGGGTTAGGCGGTCTTTTCGGGCACAAAGAATTCGTCCACCGGGTAGTCGAGTGCCTTGGCGATTCGGCGTGCGACGATGGGGGCGCAGAAGGTGCGCTTCCCGGATCGCAGATGACCGATGGTGGCGCGGTGGGCGCCGACTTTCAGCGCCAGTTCGCGGACTGACATGCCGCGATAGACCATCGCTGCGGCCAGTCGGCGGTGGCTGATCAGTCGCACTTCCAGCCCTCCTTCGGTCATTGGTTTCTTCTTGTGTGTCTACTGTAGCGCCTTGCGCGCTATAGCTCAATAGTAGACACCCCCGTCTACGCGCGTCAAGCGGTTAAGCCATATTGGCTACGGGAGGCGATGCTTACACGGCTGTTATTTGTAGACGTGGCGTCTACGCCGAGCCCCAGACAGTGCCCCCCTCGTCGCGGAAGGTGTAGACATGAGCGACTACGGGTGGCGCTCAGTCTCGGTTTCGCGACTTGTGCCCTGGTTGTGCCGCTCAACCAGTTTCACTACCCCCCGCTCGGTCATGTCCAAGGCCATCGCGATGACTCGCCAAGTCATGCCGGCGGCTCGCGCCGCCAACACCGCTTCGGCACGTTCTTCGTAGGCATCCTCGATGCCCTGTACTGCGCTCCGCAAGCGCTCGGTCAAGTCGTCCATATGGGCACGGTACCCTAAGTTTGTGAAAGGAAGTTCATGGTTGTGTTGTATCGGAACGACGGTTCACGTACTGTAGTGCGTAACAGACAGAGAAAACGAACCCGAAAGGACTGTCATGGCACATCAAATCGAGACCCACACCACCGAGACCGGCGAACTGCAGGCCGCAGCCATCTACGCCCGCCAGGACGCTTGGCACAAGCTCGGAACCACCGTTACCGAGGCGTTCACCGCCGAAGACGCCATGACGATCGGCCACCTCGGCGGCTGGAACGTGCGCAAGACGCCGCTCACCACCACCGATATCACTGACGACGGCGTGACCACCATCGAGGTACCCAACCGGTTCGCCACCGTCCGCACCAATCCGTTCACCGGAGCTAGCGAAGCTCTCGGCGTCGTCGGAAACCACTACACCCCAATTCAGAATGAGGAGCACGCCGAGTTCCTGAACGCCCTCGTCGACGAGTCCGGTGCCCACTTCGAAACCGCCGGCTCGCTGCGCGGCGGTCGGGAAGTCTTCATCACCATGAAGATGCCCGACCATATCATGATCGGCGACTGCGACCCCGTGGACCTGTACCTTGCCGCCGTCAACTCGCACGACGGCACCAGCAGCTTTCGCCTGATGGTCTCCCCTGTCCGTGTCGTCTGTGCCAACACCCTCGCCATGGCGCTGCGCGATAACAAGGGCGTACATAGCGTCCGCCACACGGTCAACGCCACGCAAGCGATCGGCGAGGCACGCCGCGCTCTCGATCTGTCCTTCGCCTACCTCGGCGAGTTCCAGGCCGAGGCTGAGCGGATGATCCAGACGAGCCTCACTAAGGCGCAGTTCAACAGCATCATCGCCGCCGAGTTTGGGGCCGGCGGAGACGCTTCCAAGTCGGCGCAAACCCGGCGCGGGAACATGATTGATCAGATGATGACCCTGTTCGCCGAGGCCGGCACTCAGAAGGGTGTTCGTAACACCAATTGGGCCGCGTACAACTCGATCACCGAGTACGCCGACCACTTCCAGCCCGTGTTCGCCAAAGGTGACAACGAGGCCGAGATGCGCGCTCAGCGTGTGATCTTGGGTGCTGGCACCGACATCAAGCAGCGCGCGTTCGAGCTGTTCCGGGTGAACGCCTGATACGCGAGAGAAGGGCTCGGGGCGATTGGAGCGCTCCGAGCCCTTCCTCGCCGATTCGGCCACGAGAGAATTAGCATCATGAAGGCTTTAACCGTTCGGCAGCCGTGGGCGTCACTGATCATCTCAGGTGCCAAGCGCGTGGAGAATCGCTCCTGGCCGACCAGGCACCGTGGGGCGCTCGCGATTCACGCGGGCAAGCACAACGATGGTGACGATGCTCATCTTCCGCGCGGCGCCGTGCTTGGTTGGGTGAATGTGACCGACTGTCACCTGGCCGGCTCGCCGGAATGCAGCTGCACCGACTATGCGAGCCCGACCGGCTGGCATTGGGTGTTGGACTTTCAGTCCGAGTTTTATCGTCCGATCCCGGCGATCGGGCGACAGGGGTTGTGGGATTGGTCGGACACGAGCTAAGAGCGCGAGGCGCGGTAGGGGCGCGCTGGGGCGGCCTACGGTCGTCACGCCCGAAGCTCTGGCCATCATCCGGGCCATGCGTGGGTCGGGATCTTCCTACCGTCAGGTAGCGAGGGCACTCAACGACGCGGGCATCCCCACTGCTCAGGGTGGGCGCGAGTGGTACGCCTCTACCGTCCGAGCGATCGAGCAGCGGTCGGCCTGAGACGACAAAAGCCCCGCCCACCCGAGCCGAAGCTCAGGCAGGCGGGGGGGTAGTCCAGTGGGGGTCGCGCGGGAGATCCCCAAGATTCTTGTGTCTAGGTGTAGACAGCACCCTGTCTAGTCCTGTACAGTAGAGACATGACGACGACGCAGATCACCCGCACCGAGACCACCGAGACGATCACCTACGCGGCCATCATCGACGGCATCGAGGCATCCTTCCTCGACATCGACGCCACGACCCGCAAGGTCACCAACGTCGAGACGCTGGACGCCTACACCCGCCAGGGTCTCGCCAGCGCCCTGTGGGTCGCCGCCAACGCCGAGGGCGAGTGCTTCCACGCGGTCGAGCACCACCGCACCCCCGAGGGTGACGCTTTCGCGCAGGCCGTCGGCGGCGAGACCATCGCCCCCGAGCTCGACGTGATCGACGTGTGCTTCATCTGCTGCGGCGACCTCGACGACGACGACACCTACTGAGACAGGATCACGACCATGTACATGCAGCCCTACGAGCTCGACGCCTTGCTGGGCGACACCGAGCTGACCGACGAGCAGCGCGCGACCTTCGCCCGCATGGTGGAGGCGATCGCCGACCGCTACCCGGGCCGCGAGCACGGCCAGCACCCCGACGAGGAGAGCATCACCGAGGCCATGACCGGCGCCCTGCAGATCCTCCTGGGCGATGACACGCTGGAGGGCCTGTCGGCCGCATGGCAGCAGGCGCGGGCGGCGGAGCGGGCGGCGATGGCGCGACTGACGGGCGCCATCATCGCCTCCGCGGTGCAGGGCCAGCCGGAGACGACGATCGCCGAGCGGGCGGGCGTCAACCGCCTGACGGTGCGGAAGGCGCT